TTTCGGCATCTAAAAGACCACGAAAAAGGTAGACACCTTACTGTCTGTTCTTGATGCGCTGGAGCTAAACATAAAGATTGATTAAACACTTTGAGGGGGTGGGCTGTGATGCTTACCCCTTTTAATTATTACCTTTGCTGTATCATTAACTAAATACTATAACCTATTATGATTAAACTTACAAAAATGATTGCCCTAGCCGTGGCAGTGCTAATCGGTCTATCGGCTTGCAACCCCAAGAAAAATGAGCCTAGAAAGGGGCTTATCCCTACAACTGATTTACTCGTACACATCAAGTCTTCGGGTGCTAGATCATTGAGAGCTGAGGACGGCAAGCCGTTCAAGTCTGCAAGAAGCGTGGAGGATTGTATGAAGCGGCTAAACATGCTATTTTTCTATCTCCCAAATACAACTAGTGAAGCGACTCTAGGCATTAAAGAGGAGGATAAGCTATACGATACCCATACTATCCGAATTTATAGCAATTATATCATCACTGAAAGGGGAGAGCTTTTGCCCGACTTTATCGACGGACACGACTTTATATTTTACGATGCTAGAAAGCCTAAAGAAGTAGTCGGCTATATCCCTAATGCTGTAATGAGTGAAGCAGGACGAAAGATAAAGGAAGCATATAAGGCAGGCAACCACGAAGAGGTGTATAGATTGATGCAAGAGGCCTTTGTTGCCTATCCGCTTACCGATGCTGAATATAAGGCACTGAAAGCCGAGGGTAAATTGTAATAAAACTAGATAGAAGTAATGAGGGGAGAGCTACCAAGTAGCCTCCCCTCTTCTTTATTTAGTATTTGGCCCTATGCACAAGTAGGTGAAGTTATGTTGCTCTTTATATGTATCTACAGGGTTATAGAAACAGCAAGTGAAGTAATAGTCTTGAATATCCATCACACAGCCAGCGTCTCTTGAGTCCCCAAAGACCGTTACTTGCACCGAGTAGTTAGAATGTCCGATACTATGGTAAACTTTATATGAATTATCCCTTTGCCTTTCGCACCAAGCACCTTCATAACCTAGTCTATTCACCTTAGCTCCGTAGGCATTCTGCACTGTTCCTGTCGTTTTAGCGATGCCTGCAGCGAGTACACCCGGCATATCTGTGCGCCCCTTGATGGTAGTTCCCTCTTCGCTCACGTGCAGGAAGTTTTCTCTCCCAAAGACGGCGTACATAGAATCCTTGCCAATGTAGACCTCCGAGCTTTTGTTGGTTACCTTCGTTGCGATATCTGCTGTGGCTATCGTTGAAGATCGTCCTACACTCGCACCCTTGTGCGTGCAAGTGGCAACTACCTTATAAACACCTTTTTCAATAGTTGCACTAGCGACAAAGTTTACTTTCCCTCTAGCTGTGTCATTGCCTTGCTTAGACACGTATAGTATCTGCGCCTTATCTTCATCGCCTCGTTCGCCTTTCTTGACTAGCTTAATCTCAAGAATGCCGATAGCATTCGCACGCTTAAGAGTGCTAGTATCTGTTGGTCTAGAAGGATAAGTGCTAGTGTCATTTTCGTGATACTCTTGGTCTACGCTGATATTGTAAGAACCGCTAAACTTAATAGTCGTGCCGTCCTTGGTAATATTCATTCCGCCGATTAGCTCATTAGTATTAGTTATCTCGGCATCTGAGTTTATTGTAGGAGGTCTAAACTCTACAGAACCATTTCTATCGTCACTGCTCAAAGTTCCGCCTAGTAGGCTGTCAAGTGGTCTAGCCACACCACCGATATTAAGGTAAGATTCTGCACTCCCAATAGGTGCAAACGATAATACTCCGTCGTGTCCGTTGAGGTGCATCTGCCCGAAGCGTGCGTTACCATCGTGTGTAATTTCCACGGCTCGCTTTTCATTAGCCGTAAAAGCATCTGTAACCCCAGCTGCAAAGGCTATGTTATTAGCCTCGTTGCCGTCAATGTAACTAGATACTTTGCCTTTTGTACTCTTAAGGGCGATTACATTAGTAGCAAGCAAACCTCCCTTGACGAGTGTTGAGCCGTCTTTGATGACTTGACGCAAATAGTCTTGCATTATTTCAGCTCTCAATGCTCGCTCTCGCTTGTCGTCTTCCTCCCTAGCAAAAGCCTTAGCATCATTTAAGGCGGTACTTGCTTGTTGGCTTGCGTATGTTTTTACCTCGTTAGCCTTAGAATTGGTGTAGGTATTAGCCTCTTGAGTTTTCGTATTAGCGTATGTCTTAGCGTCATTCAATGCTTGGTTAGCCTTGGCGGTGCTGTCGGTATCAACCTTCTTAATGGCATCTGCGACATCTTCGGGTGCTTCTGTGTAGTCAGTTGCTTTATTGCCATACTCTAATTTTATCCATTTAACCGTAACCTCTGCACCCTTATCCTCATCTAAATAGGAATAATTAGGATAAACACAAAGCCTAGTAACATCGCGGTCAAGCGTTATAGTCTTCTGAACAAGTCCCTCGCTTACCCCTGTAGGCAATTCTGCTAAGTCCCAATTATTCTCACTCCAAGTAGCGGGAGTTAATAAGAATTTTAGTCTCGCTTTGTCGCCCTCCACCTTGGGTTGTGCATGAATAACTATATGCGCCGATAAGGTAACTGCAGAACCAGCCTTGAGTGTATCGCTTAATTCTAGGAATTTATGCAAGCCCTTCATCTTAAACTCTTTTCGAGAGTTACGTATATAATTGCGCCCACCGATGGAGAGCGTGCGAATGGCTGTATCATCAGTATAACGCACCTCCTCTTTCCAATGAGTAGGGTTATACTGCCCTATAACCTCATCTTGAGTAGCCGTGAGGATAGAACCTTGCTTAAAGCCATTCCACGCACTTGTCAGTGTCCAAAGGTCGCCCTGCTTGTAGCCAGTTGGGATTGCACCACCTCTGAAGTGCGTTACCTTGCCATCTGCTGATGCCTTAGCCTCTCCAGCAAGAGCCAAAGCGCGCGTTACATCAGTGTCTGCAATCTCTAGCCAGCCGTTGCCGTGCCATCGCCACGACTTGCCAACATTCGGGTATTGCTTTGCGTTCTGAGGTGTAATGGTTACTCCTTCGGGTGGGCGAACAGTGTAAGTGTCGCCCTCGTGCTTGGCATCGTCCGCTTCCGTCCAGTCGATACGACCCGTTGGCGGTTGCTCACCCCAATACATCTCTACTTGCTTATCTATCTGCTTCTGCAAGTTCTCTTGAATGGTAGAAACGTTAGAGAGTAGGGCAGATACTTTGCCCTCTAACTCCGTCTTAAGAACCGTGTCCCTACGAGCAACCTCCGCTAGTGCGTCATTAGTTTTGCCGTCTGCGTATGATTTAACCTCGGAAATAGGCTGTTTGATGATGTCCGAAACAGCATTATCAAGCGTCTTTCCACCCTTAAAGAGTATGTTCCCTCTAATCTCGCCTGCATCTAAATCGAAATAGGTGTTACCATCGGCACTCTCTATCCTACCGGTCTTAATGAAGCGTCCGTTGATTGTGGAGAAGCCATAAGTGAGCGACATTGAGCGCGCTTGCAAAGTTTCATCAACAGAATTAACAACACCAATCCAAAAGTGATACATCCCCGCTTCTTGCTCCACACGTATAGGAGATTTGCTAAATACAATTGTAGCACTTTCCCCAGACTTGCTACATCTAGCCAATATGTAGTAAGGCGTATTCTCCTCCTCTAATGAAACCACAGCGGGGGCGACTATCCAAGTACGCGGACTATCCTCAATCGTGTAGTGCGTCAGAGTGCCTTCCGACACCTTTACGACATTCTTTTGCCCCTGATAGTTAGCGTCAAAAACCACATTCTGTAAAGCGAACTGCATAGACTTAGCACCTACGGAGAGCGCAAGCGTATCAATAGAATTAGGCTTGATTTTGTCCGTGTAGTAGTCGCCCTCAGGGTCAAAGACCATATCTAAGACCTCGCGTGACGAACGCCAATTAGCCTTAGCCCTCGTTGGGTCTTTCAGTTGGTGCAGCGTCGTGATTTTGTCTATCTCTAGAAGCTCGGATATTACCCTTGTCGTAATATTGCTCTCCGCGACATCGGCTATAGTGAGCGTATAATTGTAGACATCGAACAAACTACGCTGTAATGACTGTATGCGCACAGCCTTATCAACGCCAATACTCTCATCTTTGATATTGATATAATCGCCTGGCGTAAATAGGCTCGTCGTTCCGTCTGCAAATAACTTCATGAGGTATTCTTTCGATACGCTCAAGCCATATTTTACCTTTGGTTGGCTGTTCTGTCGGTAATACTCATTGCCTTGCTCTTGCAACTTGCGCTCAGCTTCCGTTTGGTATTGCTCTGGAAGTGTAACATCAAGTATCTTATACTCGTCACCAACAGCGAATTGGAAAGCCACAGAAGTAGCAGAAGGGAACACCGCCCCTCTATCATCCGTTAGCTTCTTGAGCGTGAATGTCCTTGTTGCGTGGTCGTACTTATGAATATCAAACTCATAGCCCGCAAGATTGCCCGTGTTGAAGTGTATTTTTGCACTAACACCAGCTACTAGGTACTTCGTTGTTCTGCCGTCAGCCTCAAGGGCATTCAGATCAAACATAGACGCATCTTTGAACTTCAGTACACTCCCTGCGACAAGCTCAGATACCCGACCGTTGAATGTAGGCTTGATGTCCTCAAATATTTTGCGTGCCTCGTGAATGCCGTACTTCTGAATAGCCGTAGCCTCTTCAATAAATGACTGCGCCTTACTCTTTCCGGGCAAACAAAGCCTATTCGCTCTATACTTATTCGTTATGTTGTCTGCCGAACCAAATACTTTAAGGCGTGTAACGATGTTGCTACTATCCACATTCTGGCGGTCAAGAGCATACAATCCTTTTCCCTTTCCGAACTCAAAGACGAAAGGGTGCGTTGTGCCAACTCTCTTGACGAAATCTATCGTTCGTACCCCATCACGCACCGATATATTTGCCTCTACATCGAAAGTCTTACATAGGTTCTGATATACAGCCAAACAATTATCACCATCTCCGAAGGTCAAAGTCTTATCCGAAGCGGTATCAGGACAAGTACCCAACTTCCATTTATCGGGGAATACTCTATTAGCATTAGCAATAAGCACCGTCGCAAATCTCTTCAAGTTCCCCGTCAAGGCATCGCCCTGAACGTCTTGAAGAGTATTACCTGTCGTTTCAATAGTTACGTCGTAGAATGCTCGCAAGAGGTCATACTGGACACCCTCAAAGGTTAGATCATACGCATACTTATGTACACCTGACTTGCGTACCCTAGGCAATTGATTTAGGGTATATATGCGCCCGAATACACTTATCCAGTCGCCTATTTCGTGCTGTTGTGGAAATGGGCTTTCAATGCTAATCTGCACAAGGTCATCACCAAGTAATCCCCACGACTGCTGAGCTTGCGTTATCGCAGTGGCTTCTTTCTTTACGACAAGAGGATAGGTAGTGCCATTCCTCCGCGTTACTATAATTTGTTCCATACAAGGGTAGCATTTGAATTAAATGATGTGATCTCGTCGATACACCCAGTTACGATGATTAGGTACTCTTTGTTCTCCTTATATTCGTGTGATAAGGTCAAGTTCTTACCTGCTATATCCTCATCAACACGACCATCACCCCAAAATACATTAACATATTTACTTGTCGTGATATTGATTGTGCAGGTCTTCGTTGCTTCTGATGTACGTGCATACTTGAGCACTCTTTTAATGGGATAAGGCTCGGTGAGTTTCAGTTTAAACGTACCTATCATATTATGCTCACTCCAACGCTTAGACACGCTTATTTCATCCTTACAATAGACCTCATAGACAAGAGGTTTCGTGGGGTGAACGTCCACGAATAAGCGTTGCAAGCCTCTTGCATCAAATAGCTGTTCGAACTCGGTTAGCTTTACAAGAAAATCGATTTTGTCTGTCGCCTTAATGAAGCACGTTAGTGTAATATCTCGTGCTTCATAGTATTTATGCGTCAAATCAACATCCTCTCCGTGGTAATTATCCCAAGAGAACTTGGAAAGCCCCTTTAACTTAGGGCGATTAAGCAGTCCTTCAGACTCGGACACATACACCCCATAGTCTTTGAAGTTAATGCCATTTATGCTGTAATTACTTTGATAAGCCATAAGCTCAATAAGTCTTCTTATCCTTTTCTACTACCTTTATAACACTATCATCATTTTGCTCAAATCTGAGTGTGCCACCATACCTATTTATATGCACTTTCGCCTTTCCCGCGCTCGTTACACAAAGAGTAGAGTCATCAAACATATCAATCTCCACAAAAGCATCACCCTCAGCCACTACATTGACCTCTGACTGATGTTTGGCGAATACCTCACACACTTTATATCCTGTTACTTTGATAGTCGCTTTGGTCTTACCAAGAGCAACGCAATAACGGAAGTTTACAAGATTGACACTATCATCAAGGAATATCCCTTTTTCTTCCATTACCCCCTTAAAATGCTCACGTATGTAATCATTTGTAGGATAATCATTGGCAAGACAGAAGTCTATCCCCCTTATGTACATATCAACCATTGCGCGTTTATCGGTTAGCTTTCTTAGCTCCTTGTACCACTCCTCGCAAATACCATTCTTTTTAGCCTGCTTGGCTAGTTCTTTTGCAACTGCATCCATACTAATCCTAATACTTTACTTTAATCCTTGAGATCTCAAATTACCACTCCCTGCACTTATATCTTTCAGTTCTCTATGAATATCAACTAAGAGCTTATTATATGCCGTATTTTGGGCTATCTGACTGAGTGACGCCAACTGTTGCCTAAGCATATTGTTAGCTTCGCCTTGGTTGATGCGCATAGCATTCAGTTGTCCAGCCACGATGCTTGCAGTTTCTTCCGAAACACCTTTGACTGCTCCGGTTAGAGAGGTGTCCGCCTTATCATCATTGAACTTAAGCTTGCTCTTAATGGCATTGAATGCACTCTCAACCTTTGGCAACTCTGCATTCAACTCCTGATACAAGGCATCTACACTATTAGTTACGACGTTAAAGCCATTGAATCTACCATCTTTGTCTACCCATCTGTCAGTATATTTGTTGATGATATTCTTAATGGGTTCTTCAAGAACCTTTTGGATTAGAATGTTCTTCACAAGTCCATTTACAATGTTCTTAACCGTATTACCCCAGGCTTCCGCTGCATTCTTTCCATTCTCAAAGGCACTCACGAGAGCATCTCCAAGTTGTGAAGCAACGCCTTTTGCATCTGTTCCCAAGAGCTTCTGTTGCATTCCACTCACCATATCGGCAATGTTTCTATCAAGCTCTCGTTTGCGCTCTTGCCACTCTCTTATCTTGCCGTCATCTTTCTTCTTCTTCCCCCTCTCGGCTTCCATCATCCCTTGAAGCTCTATCTGCTGTTGCTTCATATTTTTTATTGCAGCCTGAGAGTGCTTATATGACTCGCCCGACAAGGCTTTAGATATTTGCCATTCTAATTCTTTGTATGAAGAAGTCAGGTTGTTTATATTCTCTTGATGTCTCTTTATTGAGCGTTCTGCACGTCTATCATTCGCACCTGCAAAATAGCTAATGGCAGAACCAACGGCTTTAATAGTGCCACTAACGGCTTGAACCGGATTGCCTGACATAAAGCCCATAACAGCATCTTGAGCACCACTAGAAAAACCTTCAATAGCTTTTACTGCATGACCGATTTCTTCCGTACCCTCAACGCCTAGCGCATCTAGGGTTTGTGTTACATCTTCTAGAACACCTTTTAGTTGATTGCCCGCTCTAGCTGAGTCTTCAAAAATACCTGCCATTGCCGCAATCTTTGCGTCATCGTTCGTAGCATTCTTTAGGTCTTTAAATCCCTTAGCTATCCCCTTAAATGGATTTCGCGTTCGTATCTCTGTACCTAATGCTTTTACCTTGTCTTGTATAACCTTAAAGTCTTCAGGCGAGAGTTCTATTCCCAAGACCGCAGTTTTACCTTCAATCATAGACAAGAGTTTTTCAAGTTCTTTAGTACCCATCTCACTAAAGTTCCCGAAGAGTTTAGCCCAATCGGGACTATCCCTCATCTCATCTATGGCAAGCTTGCTCATAGCCTTGCCTTT